ATATAAACTTTCAACCCTAAATCCTGAGGATACTGAAGTTTTCAAAAACTCAGATATTTTAGGGGTGCATAAGATAGTTGGGTCTAGATCCACTATAGAATAAATATATTGCAATATATTCCTATAAGTTATATCTTCATAGAAAATGAGGAGTTAACTTATGGGATTAAAATTCTTTCAAAATTTAGGTTTAGATACAAAAAGTTTATCTGAACGTAAAAATACAATTGGTGGTAGCGATATAACCACACTAGCTTCAGGTGATCCTGAACGAATATCAAAATTATTTCAGCAAAAGACTGGCAAGATAGATCGTGATGACCTGACAATGAATTGGGCAGTCATTTTGGGGCATATTACTGAAGAGCCTAATATTGAATGGACTGAGTATCATTTAGACCTACCTATTATTGACAGACAAAAAGTTTTTAATGGCATCAAGCATCCATTTATGAGGTGTACTGTTGATGGTGTAGTTAAAGGCTATAAAAATAAATTAGCGGTTATAGATGCTAAATACACTATGGGTAGACCTAAAAGGGATGAGGAATATAAAGACGTTATCCCTCGCTTAGTTCGATACTACAGTCCTCAAATACACTGGAATGCTTATTTAGTTGAAGAGGTAACTGGCAAGAAGTGTCCTTATGGCTTGCTATCTTTTATTAAAGCAGGAGATCAACCAACTTTACATGAAATTAAAATAGATCGTGAGTTTCAAGAAAAACTTATCAATGTAGCTAAGTGGTTTATGGGTTGTATCGAAATGGATATTGAGCCAACTGATATTCCAGTAGCTGAAACTCCAATACCAATTGAGGATAAAGTTCCAGTAGATATGCAGGCTGATCCTAAATGGAAAGCCTTCGCAGAACAGTGGATACAGACACTTGGAGCAAACGAAATTTTTAAGGGTGCTGAGGCAAATATAAAGAAGCTAGTACCCAAAAATGCCAGTGAAGCATTTGGGCATGGAATATCTGTAAAAGTAGCAAAAAATAATAGTAAGAGGATTTCATTATGGAACAATTAAGTCAGGCAATAAAGCCAATACCAAAACCAATAATTAGAGAAAAAGATAATTCAATAGCGACTGCATTGATAGCTTTTCATCAGACTAACCCTCATGCTTTTGAGGATAAAAGAAACCCGCATTATAAAAATAAATATGCCTCACTTGAGAGTGTAATAAAGACTGTTAGAACTGCTAGTCAGTTCGGTTTGACATTCACTCAGGAGATGGATTTTGAGGGTGACATATCCTTCGTTAGAACTGTAATGATGCACTCCTCAGGAGCGACAAGAGTAAGCAGGACTAAGATAGTTTCAAAAGATCCTAATGATCCGCAAAAAATGGGATCGGCAATCAGCTATGCAAAAAGATATGGATTGCAAAGTATATTCGGACTTCCATCTGACGATGATGATGGAGAAGTCGCTATAATAAAGCCTGAAGGCAATGCTCCCATTTTTCCTTCAGGTAATTCTGCCTTAGGGGGTACTCGCTCCTCCAAACCTCCTGAGGCAGATCTATCTACACTTATAGACAATGCTAAGACAGAGAAGGAGTTAACTGACTTATATGTGAAATATAAGCCAACTGACGAAGCAGTAATCCAAAAATTCAAAACTAAAAAAGGAGAGTTAAATGGAAGATAAACCAATGATTAAATATGGAGTTGATGAGTTAACAATATCCATAAATAAAAATGATCGTAAGACTGAGGATTGGCACTCAGATTATAATGGAAAGTTAGTTATAAATGGTGAAACATTTTATGCCAACGTCTATCAGAAAAATGATAACTGGATTGCAGGCAAATTAGTAAAAGCTGATCAATCTAAAGTTGGCGGTCAAACTATGACCAACTCAACTAAAATAGCTGACAATAATTCACTAGATGATGAGATACCTTTCTAGATGAAAAGAGAAGAGATTTTAAAAACTGCAATAGGATTAATTAATGGTGATCGGGCAGAAGATTATGGGGATGCCTATGAGAACCATAAGAGGATTGCTGAGTTATGGTCAGTTGTTTTTGGAATAAAAGTAACTGTCTATCAAGTAGTCCTCTGCTTGATCTTATTGAAGATAGCTAGACTAATTTATTCTCCTACCAAAAAAGATAGTTGGATTGATGTTGCGGGATATTCAGGCATCGGGGGAGAGATTGCAGATAAAGAGAAGGGGAGTAAGTCATAGAAATTTGTCCACAATGTAAGTCCGCTTGGAAGCCTATTATTACGAGGTCAGCCGAGCAGTGTTCAGTTTGTAAGTTGTCAGTAATGATCGATTGTTGCTCAGGGATTTGTGAAAATGAGCCGATGGAAAAAAAACAAAAGACCACCGATACATCCAACTCCACTAATGGATAAGTGTGAGCAGTGCGGTAAGGATTTTGATTGGAGATTTGCAGGATTGGTAAATGCTAAAAAAAATATTTTTTGCTCTCACCAATGTTTTGACGATTACAGATTTGAACAACAGAGGCTAAGAGATGAGTTTCAATCGTTATGACTATTGTAAATTTTGTAAGGCTAAACTGCCTAAGATAAAATCAAGACGATATAGATGGTTTATGTGTAATGATTGTTACTCTGATAGATTGGATGGTAATCATGCTATTTCAAAAATATGCGATGAACTCAGGGCAAAGAATATTCAAGTAGAAGAAGATTGGGGTGCAGAAAATGTTGAGGATGATGACAATGTACCTTACAAATCCAAAAGAAAAGCTACTCATGTATTTTCAAGAAACATTTTAGATGAGATCTAACCCAACAACTTCTGCAATAATTTTTCAGTTTGTATAGGACTTCTAGCCTGCTCTAGATCAATAACAGTATAATGCACCTCAGCAGTCTTAGAGTTCTTACTATGCCCCATACGAGCCTTCCTGATATGATCAGGCACTTCACCAATCATACTAGTGTTGTAATACTTCCTAAAGCCACCAATACCATAGTCAGGCACTCCTGCTCTCTTACAAACTGTTGATATTAATTTTCTCATTGCATTTTGCTCAAATGGCTTTTTCCCATTTGAATTTGGAAATACCCAAAAGTCACACATTGAGTTTAACTTCCATTTTTTTAGCAATGTCATAACATGAGAAGGTAAGCCTAAAACTCTTTCTCTAAAATTATTTTTTAGTTCCTGAGTGTCATATCTATAAACATTTCTTTTTATGGTTACCTCAGACTTAGTAAAGTTAATATCCTTCCATTGTAATCCCTGAAGTTCGTTAGCTGATATTCCAGTAAATGCTGAGAACATTATAAAGGTATCTAAATATAAAGTTTTTTCAGCTTTTATTAAACTCAAAATGTGATCGTGAGAATATCCGCCTCTTTCTATAACAGTTCCTTTTATCTCTTTTCTATCGTCAGAGTTACAAGGATTTCTAGAAATATAACCCTGATCAACTGCAAACTTCATAACCATACTGAGAGACTGGACACAATGTCTGATAGTCTTAGCTGATAGATCTTTGTTAGCACCATCATCAATAAATTCATTTACCTTACCAGTGGTAATTTCTTTGATACTCATACCCTTATAAAAAGGCTTTATATGCAGTCTGAGATGCCTTTCATCATTGTCATATGATCGTTGCCTGATGCCATTAACTTTCCTTCCAACCGCATTTAATCGCTTCTCTAAGGCAAGTTTTGCTACATCATCAAACAATGCAACCTCAATCTTAGTTACATTGTTTTCAAAATCAGCAATCATAGCTTTTCTGATAGCCGATAATTCTTTTTTGCTCTTAGATGATTTAAATTTATAGTTAGCCATTGCAGGAGTTTTATATCTAAATCTAAAGCCTTTAAAATCCTGATTAGTAAGTTTGAAAACTGTAATATCTCCAATAAAATAATTAGGCATTAGTTTGCTCCTCAATATTTGATGTATTTATGAAGTCGTAAAGAAATAATAAACTGTCTAAAAATTTCTTTTGATCAATGGTTAATTCTTCTCTAAAAGCAAAAGGCAAATCATGAATACACAAATTTTGAATATCAGTTGTAAAATATTCTGACTTTGTCCATGCATCAAAAATTTTATCAAGTTTGTTAGTAGCTTGTTCTTTTGTCATTAGTTTGCTCCTGCAATAGTTTGTATTTCATCTTCGGTTAAAATTTCACAATCAAAATCATATGCTTCCCACTCTTTGAAATAATGATCGAAAAAATATAGGGCATTATCACCATCCCCATATTTATCCATGAATTTGAATGTGCCGACTATCTCATCGCCTCTTTTGATAACTGTCGAATTTTTTAATTTGCTCTCCATCATTTCGCTCCTCTAAATTGAATACATTTCGTAAGCATCCCAAGTTTCATATCTGACAGAATGTTCACCATCATACATAGCACCCGCTAATTCTTTGAAAGTTGGTTTATTCTGAAGTTCTTCTCTTTTAAATTTAGACTGAATAACTCCAGTTTGTTTCCATCCCTGCTTTTCACAAAAAGAAATAAAATCTTTTTCATTATCAAAAGTTATTTTTCTATCTGTTGTAACAATATTAAATTTCATTAGTTTGCTCCCATTATGTCGTTATAAACCCATTTTTTTGCACTATTTAATGTTGTAAATGCTTCAGTATATTCTTCGTGATCATTGCTATCTAAAACTGTATTTACTTTAGGTTGTGCTTGACCATATTTATTAACTTTGACTGCAACATACATTCTATTATCTTCACAGTACCAAATGGAGTAAGGCAATATTCTCCAACCCCCACCATTTTTTTTACCAACAACAATGTAATTACAATCAGCTTTGATATTAAGATCTTTAAAACTTTCTTCTTTATAAAATGAAACTGTATCCATTAGTTTGCTCCCAAATATTCTTTTGCACATTCAATAGCCATATGATCTTTGATACAGTCTCTAAACTTAGCTTCATCAAATTCAATAGATTTATCTTTAAAATATTTAACAAAACCCTGAATATTTGCCTCTGAAGGATCTAGCCTAACCAAAGCACAAGCCATCAAACTATAATTTTCATGTGTTATTTTTTTCATTTTGTATTTGCTCCCTTTTTAAATTAATCACTCTAAAAGCGATCCTATTCCACTATAGTACACTATTATACCTATTATGCAACTATTATTTCAAAAAAAGGGAACTATGCCTGACGAACATTTATCACTTTATTTATCACTCTGTGATCGTTATCAGGCTTAAAACGCAAAAAAACCCCAAAAACCGAAGTCTTTGAGGGTGATCTAAGTCATTGATTTTATTGATATAGTTGGTTGCGGGGGTAGGATTTGAACCTACGACCTTCAGGTTATGAGCCTGACATTTTTCTCCCATTTTTGGCTGTATATATAGGTTAATAGTTTCCATTTATCACTTTATTTATCACTTTGTTTTTAAATAAATTAATTTATCACTATTACTATTTTTTTAGATTTCCTGCAACTTTTTCTGCTGATCTGCCGATAGTATAACCGCCAACTCCAACTGTCAGGAGTGTCCATAATTCGGCAGGAAGGGGGATGGATAGTTCAGTTCCAGTGAATACACCTACTAATGGAAACACTAAAAAATTTACTGAAACTATAGCTGTTATATTCATCATTAATATTGGTCGCCAACTAGAAGCTATCCAACTTTCTGATTTCGCCTCAGCTAGAATAATTTGACTTGCAGAAGCCTCAATCTGCTTTGAGTTTTCCAGTAAAGCTAATCTAACTTTATTTTCTGCTTCAGTCTTTTTATCAGGATCAGGGATAGCTTCTTTAACTATGTCTCCTATTAATGGAGCGATTGCTGTAATCAATGGTATCATGTAAATTTCCCTTCTTTAATTTTTATGCACTTCCAACGCATTGCTTTCCACTGCGGGATATATATTGAAACTTCTGAGCCTATCTCTAATGCTCTAGCTTTGCAGGCATCATAGGTCTCATATACGACTGGATATTCGGTATTTTCTATAAACATACATTTAGTAGGATCAGCGAGTAGGCAAACTGTTATCAGTACCTTATACATCCTGCCACTGACCAGTTCTCATCTGCTCGGCTAGTTCATATGCTCTCTTACCAACCTGAGATGCCCATTTGCTTTCAGATACTCCATCGCTTCCAGTGATCATCTCTTTTGATGCAGTCTCATAATCATCGTCAGACAATGCACCAATAAATTTTTTGAACTGCATGAGTTTTGGCTTACCCAAATTAAAAGCCATATTTAGCACTACAGCCCTTCTAGTTTCGTCTAACTGATTATACCATCCCTCATCTTTTAACTCGTTCTCGCAGGCTATAAGATCGTTTGAAAGCATAAATTCTGCCTCAGCTTCCGATATGCCATTTGTCTCTAAATTTCGCCCATAACCCAAACTTAAAAAATTTTCACTGCAATGATAAGGTTTTAATCTCAGCCCCTCATGTCTGCGAAGTTGGTTAAGTAAATTTAAATGAATGCCTTGCTCAGTCATCTGCTTTGTTTCCTTCTTAAATCTTCACAATATTTGTTGTAAAAAAAATTGCTGACTTTGTTTAAAATCTT